CATTACCCGCCAGTTCGAGACCGTACAGTGTCGCCTACCGGGCGACGCCGGTACACGAGTCGAGAAGGTTAAGCTCGAAGGCGTTTGCGTTAAGGCGAAAGCCTGGCGCATCGGGATGCGGCAGCGTCGCGGCCACTTGTACCGGCAGCGAGAGTACAGCTTCAAGACGGAACTGGACGCACTGAACAGCGCATACTTCGATTACGTCGCATTGGGTGTAGCGACCCCTGGCTACGGACAGTCGGCGCTAGTGGAAAGCATCCTGCCGAACCCTTATACGATAGGTCAGCCTGCGACTATCGAATCCTCGGAGCCGTTAGATTGGACGCGCCCGGGTGTTTATAAAGTCGTGCTGCGCCGTAAGGATGGGACTGCATCAGGACCGTATGTAGCAACCTTCGTCGACGAATACACGTTCACCATTCCGACCCTGGACTTTGTGCCGGACTTGTCCGGACAGATTGACACGCCGCCGATCATCCAGTTCGGACATGAATCGACGTGGTGCTTCCCCGCGCTGATCACTGAAGTGAAGCCGAGCGGCACGAGGTCGTGCAGCGTTACGGCGGTGAACTATGATCCCCGGATGTACGCAGACGACGACAACTTCCCGCCATCCTGAAGGGTGGTATCATGGGTGAAACACATAGGGGTTAGACCATGCGGGATCAGTGCGAGACGTACGCATACCTTTGGGTCTGTGCTTTGCTAGCCGGGATGAATGGTTACGCCGCCGCCGGCGCCGCGATAGGTTGTTGTTTCTACCTGGCCGCGCCCAAGGCCACATCATTCAGGGAACGATTCATGCTTACTCTGTTCTCATGGGGTATGGCGTACGGCGGCGGCGTGTACTTCTACGGCGGCGGTCCTCCATACGACGAGAAAGCGTTATTCGTATCCGGGGCTATCGGTGCGCTTATTGCTGTCGTGTTCACCGCTTTAGGCTACATGGTAGAGAAAGATGGCCCAGTGCCAGAATGGATTAAGACAATCATCGGTCTCATTCCATTTTTCAAAAGCCGGGGTGGCAACGATGGAGCTTAACGTGATTCTGCTTTGGGTAGAGTGCGTGATCCACTTCGCAACCTTCCTGATACTCTTCGCTTACAACGGTTCACACTCACGACAACGCTGGGGCGTCTCTATGCTGGCTGTAGGGCTCGCCGCAGCGAACGTCGGACTCTTTACGCTTATCCTATTCCACATCGTTAAGCCCGGCCCAGCCATGGTTCATGGCTTGCTTATCATAGCCTTCGGCTGCGTGCTAGGTTTGCTGGTTAGGGCGAAGGGGAACGTAGCGAAGATGATCCCGCCGATTAACACGAGGATGTTTCTCTAATGGACGCTGCCGAACTGATGCTGGTTATGAACATCCCGCTAGCCCGCGCTCAGAAGTGGGCCGCAGCGCTTACCCTGGCGATGGAAGGCGGCAAGATCAATACCAGACTGCGCATCGCTGCGTTCCTCGCTCAGATCGGCCACGAAAGCGGCTCACTGGTCTACTCGAAAGAGCTGGGCGGCCCGAGCTACTTCGCCAAGTACGACGGGCGTAAGGATCTCGGCAACACTCAACCGGGGGACGGTGCTAAGTTCTGCGGTCGCGGCCTGATCCAAGTGACCGGACGGGCGAACTACGCGAAGGCGAGCCAAGCATTGTTCGGCGACGATCGGCTGCTACGCAAACCGGATCTGTTAGAAGAACCTTTGTGGGCTGCGAAGTCCGCCGTTTGGTTCTGGACTAGTCGCAATCTGAACCCGCTCGCAGATGCCGATCGGTTTACCGACATAACCCGGGCAATCAACGGTGGAACCAATGGGCTCGAAGACAGGAAGGCGCGGTACAAGTACGCGCTGACGGTGCTGAAATGACGTCGGCCTACGGCTACGCCCTGTGTTTATTAGTGGGAGCGGGCTCCGCGTGGTACGTCCAGGGATTGCGCTGGGATAACGATGTGCAGGCAGCCGACTTGGTAACCGCTACGGCGATCAGCGCGAACGTGGACGCGGTGAACCAACAGCTAATCGCGTCACGCGCACAGACGGAAGCCATCCGGCAAACCTTCATCGAGTACAAAGCAGGTAAAGAAAATGAGACGAATGCTCTTGAGCGGGCTGTTGCTGATGGCACTAAGCGGCTGCGTATCAAAGCCAGTTGCCCAGCAGTGCGCGCCGATGGAACCGTTCCCGGCGGAGCTGTCAGCGGAACCGCAGAGCTTACAGCCGAAGCTGGACGCGCTTATTGGGATCTGCGAAGAGGACTCGACCGGCAGTTCGCCGAGTTGCAGTTCTGCCGGTCGGAATTGAGGAAGCGGTCAGCCGTGCATCTTCCAGCCAACTAGAATGCCGAACGCGAAACAAAGAATCATAAAGGATACCCGTACAAGAACTGCCGAATGATCGTGCCCGGCGTGCGGATTGCGTAGCGGTGGTGGTGCAGGAGGCAGTGGCTTAACTTGGGGGGCCGCCCGCTGTGGCTCCGGAATGCATTTAGGGCATTCGCGATCATAAATCATGTGCTTATGGCACTGTAATCTACTCACAGTAATACTCCTCTTCCTCAGTTGCATTTTGCGCAGCGGCTGTCGCCTGGCAGATAACATGGGCGTCCTGCGTGAAGTACGCGGCCACTGGCACCGGGCCGTTTGCGGTTAGCATGTAGAGCATGGCTATGATTCTCATTCGTCGATACTCCGGAAAGCGGACCATACACGCTTCAGCGTATCCTCCAAAACTACCCACGAGATCCACAGACCGGATATGGTCCAAAGCACCCATTCGGGTAGAAAACTCGCTAGCCAAACGAGCGGTACTAGCACCGCAGCGAAACACAAACCGAAAATCACCATGAAAAGAAGGATGCCCACTTCACGCGGCGCCCCTTTCTTCAACTCTTGCCAAGCCTTCTTGAAATTGCTCATTCCGCTTCACTCCTTTTCGCGGCCCGCACCATGCGAGCGCCGAAGAACTCGACTTTCTCAGCGTTGTACAACGCTTTGTTATCGGCCTTCACCGCGCCGCCCATGCGGCCAGTGCAGGTACGCCAGATCGCTTTAAACGCTTCGCCTTCCGCGAAGGTCATACCGAGCGCTTCGATAATGTCGATGCTCTCGGCGGTATACGGCTTGGCATTTGGGTCGATAGGATCTGCGACGTGGCATTTGTAATAGTCGACCCTGCCGCCGGTTTTCTGTTCGGCTTTTGCCTTGTTAGTGGCGCACTGAGGGCATTCAGTCGTGAAAGGCCCGCGGAAGTCACCGTGAAGCACACAGGTGTACTCGTAGATAGTTTCGGCACTCATGCTGCGTCCTCAATTGTCTTGAAGCCACGCTCTTTCATGGCCTCCATCAAGATATCCTGCACCTCACGTTTGCTGTGCAGGCGTTCCAGTACCAGTTCGTCGATCGTGTCTTTTGCCATGATCATGTGCATGAACACTGGACGCTTGAACCCGGCTTGCAACTGGCGGGTAGGCCCGATGCGTTCGATGGCCTGCAGGTAGTTCTCCAGTGACCACGAGTAGCCGAAGAACACCATGATGTTCGTGTGGTACTGCAGCCCGTCCACCCCGTGGCCCATACTGGCCGGATGACCGAACCAGATCCGCCCTTCGCCCGCCTGAGCGCGTTCTAGCGCTCCTTTCTGCGACAGGTCGATACCATCCGGGAATCGCTTCTTGAGACGCGCCAGGTCGCTCTTGAAGTTGTACAGGCACAGGATTGGCATACCTGCGGCTTCCTCGACGATCTCTTCGAGCGCTTCCAGCTTCTCGTTATGGACAACCTCCCACGCTTCGCCGCCCTCCAAATACATAGCGCCGTTCGCAACCTGCATCAGCTTCATCGACTTGGCAGCTGCATTCAGCGCCTCGATCTGCGTTCCGCTTTCCAGCTCCAGGAAGAACTGTTTCTCCATCTGCTTGTACATGACCTGCACCGCGGCCGGCAGCTCGACCATGATCTTGTTGATGATCGGCGCTTCAAGATCGAACCAGTCGGCCGCATCAATCGTGATACACACGTCGCGTAGTGCTTCTTGCATCTGCGCTTGGGCGTTGTCGTTCGCCTCTACGCCGAATCCTGTGTGCGAAGCGTGAAACCAGCGCTGCTTGAAGGCGTCGAAGGTTCGGCCGAGGCGGTCGCCTTTATCGACGAACCACATTTGCCCCCACAGATCCTGTAAGCCGTTAGGACTGGGCGTACCGGTCAAAAGGATGATGCGCTTGACCTTGGTATGAGCGACTCGAGCGAGTGCCTTGGCGCGCTGCGTGCCTTGCCGTAAGCGGAACCCCTTCAACTTGGTCGCCTCATCCGCTACGACGGTCTTGAAGGGCCAGCGGTCACCCAACTCCTCGACCAGCCAGGGTAATTGCTCGAAGTTGGTCGTGTAGATGTCCGCCGGGATGCGTAACGCGGCGCGGCGTTCCTTCAGCGTGCCGGTAACGACGACGACGCGAAGGTGCTTCAGATGGTTCCACTTGCGTAC